ACTGAAGGGCATTGTTCAGGGCCTCTTTATTCTCTTGGATGATGTAAAACCACGCGAACCAGGCTTTGCCATCGTGAACAATTTGATACTCGAACTGCATACCTAATTTAATATTATTGGTAAGCATAAGGCGCACCAGCCCTTGCGGGCTGGAGGCCTTGAGAAAACCAGGACTTCTTTTAGAGTTCCCAGCCACTTTATATTAAGCAGCAGAACCAAGAAGAACTTGACGCTTACCGCTATCAAGAACCTTAGCACCATAGATATGTTGCAAGAGGTATTCTTTAGCAGTGTTCTTCAGGTCAACGTCAGTGCTGTATTCAGGGGTCATTTGCTGAGCGAAACCTACAGCAGACTTGTGCCATACATAGCCACGAGCAGCAGTGAACACGTTCGACATAACAACAGTCATACCGTAGAGGCGACCAATCTCACCGTTAACCAAACCACCAGCAGAGCCGTAAGCATCAGCGCGTACGAAATCCGAGATAGCAAGGAGAGCAGCTTCTTGATCTGGAGCGATACCAAGGTAACGATTATCCATTGGCACGTTCTGCACGTTCAACAATTGACGGGCAGCCAAAAGGTCTACCTGTGCAATCGATGCACCAACAAAAGCCAAACGGTGATCGGGAGCAGCAGCAGAAGCCAGTGCGATCTCGGTGAAGATATCTTTATCAACCTGGAGAGCCAATTCAGCGGCCATTTCCATGATGATTTCAGATTCTACGTTTGGAGTAGCTTGCAAAGCAGCCACGCGCTCAAGAGCCGCATAGATAGCTTTGTTTTTGTTGAGGGAGATAGTATCAGCTGCGAAAGTCAATTCTTGCGCAGTGAGAGCAGTGTTCTCAGCCTTGTCAGCAGCAGCAAATTGAGTTCTGCGAATAGCAGAAACGCTCAATGCTCCTGGAACAACCTGGCTAGAGTAGTCAGTAACAAGAGGTAGCAATTTTGATTGCTGCTTCAAGGTATCCTGAACGATAGAGGCGATAACCGCCATAGAACTTGCAGAAACTTCGGTCAATCCGATCTGTGCCATTTTTTATTCCCTCCAAGGAATTTTATTATTTGCCCTGTTTATTTAACTGAGCGAGCAGGGCAGCGCGATCAGCTAAAGACATTTTACTTAAATCTAATTTAGGTTCTGCGACTTTTGCCGGAATTGCATCTGCAACCTTTGGCCCAGGCCTTCCATTAAACATATAGTCGTTAGATTTTTTAAAATCTTCCAACATTGCAGAAACACTTTGCTTGTCGACGTTGAACGCCTCATCGATAGGTATTTGATCCAGAGGAATTAGGTTAACAACATGATCCACGTTTTTCGCGCCCAACTTAACGGCTTCCATGGCGATAGCGTCATAGACAATCTTAGATGCGAAGGCTTGTTTAAGCTTCGTTGCTTGCGAATCCGTTTCTGTAGCCTTCCGTTGCCACATGTCCGCGAGCTCTTTGTATTGCCCATTTTCTTGCAGCTTTTTCTTTTCAGATTCCTCTAGTTGCCTTTTTAACTCGGCAGTTTTCTGCCTGTTAGTTTTAGCTTCTAAGGAAACCTCTTTTAACCGCTTAGCCAATTCCTCGGCTGATTTGGTTGCTACAATAGTTTCATCTTGTTTTTCTGTGTTCGACTGAACTTGATCGTCCGACTGGACTTGTGTTTCTTCTGACATTATGCCCCCTATTTTTACGTTTGGTCAATTATTTATTCTTGATCGATGTTATCAATTGAATCTGCAATCTCTTTAGCCTTATCCGAATCCACTCCACGGAGCTTCATAATAGCTTCTTCTTTGGTCATTAATCCGGCTTCGAGAAGTTTAATAACGGAATCTTCCATGTCCGTTTCTGTTTTAATAATCTCTGGGCCAGAGAACTCTACACTGATCTCTGAATCTTCTGGCCACGCTCCGAAGTTATATTTATCATCTAAGGAAGTAGTGCCTACCGTTACACGATACCAGGCTTTAAACAGTTCAAATAACTGCTCCTCTACATGAGAATATAAATCAGCATCGTCTTGGGAAGCCTCAAAACGCTCAACCATTGCAAGTAAGCGCTCTAATCCAGATGTGTAGGTGGTTGCGTTCCCGCTTGAGGTAATGGTTTTAGGATCAATCCCTTGAGCCGTAAGGAAGTAGGAAACCAATCTGTCCTGTAGATCAAGAGAGCTCTTCATATCCGGTTGCGGAGAGGCGAACTCAAAGGTGGGTTTAATTTCCGGTCTTGTGGGATCAATTGGAAGGAATAGAACCCTGTTAGGGCCGACAATCAAATCCTCTGGAATCTTCTCGGCTGTTACTATCGCCTGTGCGTAACTCTGCAATCTATTCGTGTTACAGGTATCAGAGAGAACCACGGAGAAATCTAGGGAGAAATCGATAACACCAGATCCACGGCGAACCCAGAACTCGAAATCCTTTTCCGCAGCTACATCAATAAATGGAAGGATTCCGATAGGATTAGGGTTTGCCTCTAATACATTCCCGTTCTCATCGCACACTAAGTTATGCTCTGCCGTCCAGAAGATATAAGTATTTAACACAGCCTCGTAATCGCCCTCGTCGGCTATTTTTTTATTGCCCTTGGTTTGTTGTTCATTCTTAGAGCCGTAGTAACTGCCCTGAATATCTTCATGGCCCTTGTTATCCTGATCTAAGTTAACCTTGTTGAGCGCAGAGATAACGTAACAAAACGGAGATTCTGGGTCGCTCATCTGAGGAATCACATCGTATTGATGCGGGGCAAGAAGCTTAATCCCTATCTTACCGTTTGAGGGTAGAACCTGGATTGCACACTGATCGTGGAGCTTATACTTCTGGTTGCTCTTTTTTAACTTAGTATCGGCCTTTGCCTCTTCGTAAATATACTCGATGCCCTCTTCCTGGGATTCGGAAACATTCTTATACACGCGCTCAGGTTCTCTTTTATAAAGTGAGGCCATCTCCGTGATGATTCTTTTAGATAGATTGATAGAGGTGCAGGTTCTCATTTCCTTAACAGTCTGGCTCGAGAACTCTCTTGTGAGCATGTTTAAAACATAATCTCGCTGATTATCATTGAACACGTTCTGTCGCTTTTGGTGCTCTGATTTCCTTCTCTTATTATCATCCGAATTAATCTCATCGATGATCTGTTTTCTGTATCCGAGATTTAAAATATCCATACTACCTCTTAATCATTTGAACCGGATTTTTTTCCAGTAAGTTATCGTGTTTTAAAACAAAGTAATATCTGGCAGCGTCCACGGCATCATCATTTACCTTTAGTGGATTCTCGCTTGTAACTATTCCGGCCTTCTCAGGGTAAGAGTAATTATAAAAGTTGTCTATTGTTTTTGGGCAGCGAACATTATCAATAAAGAATCTGCAAATTCCTTTTGTGTTTTTAATATATGATCTTATGATACTCACCCCGTGAGTTATCGCAGAGGTTCTATACTTAAACGATATTCCCCTACCCCTAAACCATTCTACGTTAGAGATACCAGTTTGCTCTCTCTCCTGGTTCCCCGCTATGTCACATATCCACTCATCAATTCTGTATGGTTTATTTTGAATTAAATTATATAGCTGTTCGACCTTCATTTTAGATTTAATGATCTCATCGAAGCAGTAAACAGTATCCTTTATGGGATCGTATTGAATGAATAGACAGGCCATAGGATGCGTCCAACCCCAATCGATCACGCAGTAAGTTCTTAATTTTGGGTTGTAAGTGTATCCGCTTATAATATTCGCCTCGTCAAACTCATCGTAGACAAGCGCAGTTCCTGGCACTGACCAATCTATTTCAAACATTTGCCGATAGGTTCTAGGGTCTAGAGTATCCTTTAGGCGTTCGATCTCTTCTCGAGGGTAGTGCGGATTGTCTGAGGTCGTCCACTCAAAACACTCTGATCCCTCTAGTGGAGTTTCCTTGAATCTTTTATAAACCCAGTGCGCTTTTGGATTCGTGTATTGAGTTCCCAGCGATCCGGTGCACCACACAAATCCTTGAGTATCGGAAACCCTCGCGAGTGCCTCTAGGAATATCTGCTCGCTCATTTGGAATACTTCATCCAACCAAATAAAGTTTGCCTTGATACCCTCTAACCTCTGAGGTTTGTCCGCACTGATTCCATAAATCTTAGTGCCATTATGCCAGTCTAATTCCTGATGCGTCTCATGGTGATTAGTAATCATGCCCTTAGCATAGGCTGTGAGTTTCTGTAGAGATAACCTTCGTAACATATCTGAGGTGGGAGAGATAACCACGCCGATATAGGGATCAATCTCCGAGTGCTTATATCCGCGTTTTGTTTCTGCATGAACTATAGATTCTACAGCACCAACCTCAGTCTTACCGCCACGCTTACCCGCAAAGGCTCCGCGGACTCTCGCCTGGGATAGCATGAAATCTTCCTGCTTATCGAATGGGTTAAACTCCACTCTTGCCCTTAGAGAAATTTATTTGAAGTAGTGGTTTATTTTCAGGATTTACAGGAGGATCATCGGCATCGTGCTTATCCTTCCACATGCAAAGGTTCTTTAAGCAGAAGATGAGCATGGTGTTATCTTTATTAAACGCCTTTGATAGAGCTACCTCTACAAGCTTGGCGCGGGTTTTCGCCATTCTCTTGTCTCGATACTCCTTAAATCCCATATCATATTCTTCTTTGATTTTTCTCTCTACGGTATCAGTAGAGCAATCCATGATATAAGCGCAGTCGGTGCAGCTAGATCCTCTCTGAAGTAGAGCGTCTAAAACTTCCCAACTAAATTCAGTAACGCGTTTAGCCATTAATAAATCCTTTTGGCACTAATTTCCCGCATTAATTAGCTCCGCTTTCTGTCCGGTGAAGTTCTCCCAGCGGTTAACTATTACATCGCAATACCTGGGATCTAGTTCCATTCCGAATCCAATTCTATTAAGTTTTTCACATGCGATGATTGTCGTTCCGCTACCACAAAACGGTTCATATACTGTGTCGTTTTTGTCGGTAAAAGATTCTATAAAGTATTCTGGGAACGCTACAGGAAACACCGCGCCATGATCTTTTGCAGATTCATCTTTTTTTCCGCGTAATGGGTTTAGTCTAAATATATTTTGAATTGTTCCGCGAAACTCTTGGCCTGTTTTTATGCTTCTTTTTGGGTTTTGTTCATTACTGAATATATAAATCATCTCAAAAACAGAGTTAAGAACACGCGCAGCCATCTGCGGCGCTGCGTGTTCTTTATCCCACACCATCAAATCGATTAGCCTATCCCTAAAGTTATTCCAGTATTCTGGCATTATTAATTTATTACCAGCAAGTAGCTGAATATTAATAAAAGACACTGTGCATTTGGATACACAAATTGATGTGAAATCGTTTAAAAACTGCAAATATTCAATTTGTGATTTGTGATCTGATTTTTCTAAGTAAGCAGAATCTTTGCCATCGCCATTATATACGCGAAGCTTTGCGTTATCACCTAGGTTATATGGCGGCGATGTGAAGCACATTGTAACTGATTCAATATTAATTAACTTCTCCACATCATCGATCATGGTGGAATCTCCACACATCAATCTGTGGTTACCTAGCTTATAAATATCACCGCGCTTGGTCTTTGGTTCTTTTGGAGGCTCGGGAACCTCATCTGGATCGGTTAAACCTTCTTTGTCGGCCACATCAATTTCAAAGTTCTGTATCCCCAACAGGTCGATATTAAAATCTGGCCCTAGATCGCCTAGATCATTATTAATTCCAGAGAAGTCTAGCTCCGCCCAAGAGGCGATACTATTTTCCGAAACCATTGCTGCATATTCTTGTTCTGGCGTGTCAAAATCCTGATAGATAACCGGAAGCTCTTTTAATCCTAGTTTCTTTGCGGCCATAACGCGACCATGCCCACTCACTAAGAGTTGGGTTTGATTTGAAATAATTAGTGGATCGCGAAATCCTTGATATTGAATTATTTCAGAGAGGCGTTGGATTTGCTCATCGCTGTGCTTGTTTCTGTTGTCTGGCCTGGGAGTAATATTCTCAACCGGAACCATGACAATATCTTTTGAGCGCATCTCAATCATTTTTTACCCTCTGAAAGTTCTACTAGAACCTTAAGAGAGAATTATGAATTGTTCACAAAAAAATACAATATTTATTTTTATTCGTTTTCAAACTCTTTTAGTATGTTTTTAATATTAGAGAGAACGGCTTGTTTAAAAGTCTCATTTCCCTGCGGCATAAATTGTCTTGGTCGGATCCTGCTATTGGTTCCGTATTCCCCAGAAATATGGCCTAAAGCCTTACCTTTTTGATCTTCTGCTACATCAATTTCTATTTTATTCCCGACTACTTTTACCTCTAGGGAATCGAGCAGATCACCATTTAATTCCAGGTTCGCTATCGGGTTTGAACTTATATCGCTCTTTAGGGCTTTATATTCCTTGGTTAAACCCTTCACCCATTGCCCACCGGAAACAATTGACTTAGCCTCACCTGCATAGTTTAAAAGTTCTTCCTTAAGGTAAGCAGCCACCTCTTCTAGTGCTTCTTTTTTAGTATTTTTTGGGAGCTCAATATCGAGTGTTTTGAGTGGATCAAATTTATATGGTTTAAAGCTCGCCATCTGCAGATTCTACTTCTTTAGATTTAAAAGTGCCTTGGTTTTTTTTGCTTACCATATCCTCGTATTCAAACTTAGACACGCAGTAGCATTTATTATTTTTAAAGTATCCATCATCAAACCCATTCCACATACATGCAGAGGAACACTTAGCAGAGTTGATGACTAAAATTGAGCATAGCAGCCACATTCTAAATTATTGCACAGCGTAACTCGATTAATCAATTTTAATCAAATCCCACTGTAGAAGATCGCTTTCAATCTCCTGCATACTCTGCCTTACCGAAGCCTCTTTTCCTTCCCAGCCAGCCTTGTATGCTTTATAAATCATCTCCGGTGATAGATCGAACACAGAAAGTTTATGGTCACAAACCTTTAGCGTGTATTTCTTTGCTTCGTGTTCCTTATTCATCCTTGCTCCATTTCAAATTATAAAGGCTATTTCGCGTTTTAAAGTTTATCGAGTTGCCTAGTGTTTCCATCTCTAAGACGCGGGTTGTTATTATATTCCTAATAGATCCTGATTCTAGCGGTGGCGCATACATGGTAAATGGTTCGTTCATCACGGGAAGCCTGTAGCAATATCCCTCTACAATATCTGTTCTAAGGTTGTTGTGGTTGGATTTTATCCTGGTCAGCTTTACGTTTATTTTTTGCATTCCATTTTACCCTGTGAGTTTCCTTTTTAATTATCTCTGCTACCTGTCTTAAGGCCCCATTATATAAGGCCCATTCCGCCGATTTATCATTGGCCTTTAAATCTCGGATCCTTAATAGAACCCACGAGGCAGAAATCATAACGGTTCCCTTGTGTATTATGATTTTCTTAGCATTACGACCTGGCACTGACATTGCTTACCTCTGTTTATTGTTCGGCTAAGCTCCCTGGTAGAATGGAATCGGAAAGCTAGGGGGCCTCGCTTTTTAATCTAACTTAGCGCTATCCATTCCCCACTTTTACAAAGCTTATAACTCATCTGCTCTGCTGAAAACTGATCATAAAACAGTATCGCAAGCACAAGCTCGTCGCGGTTAAATACGGTGATGAATCCTGATTTGTGGTTTCCCATTATATCAAGGAAGCGTTTTACGGCACCATTTTTATAAAAAGATATCGGCGCAAAGAAGTAATCCATCTCGCCATCTTCCCAAACTGATTTAGCTTCTTTTAGCCAGTTCATTTGTTAATCACCCACATAATGTAAGAAGTAAAGGCCGCGCTAAACAATGCGATTAAAGAAATATCAATCAGGCTCATTTAAACTCCCTCCCACACCCAGGGCAAATCTTCTTCCCTGCATCCTCGTAAAGCTCTAACGCGCAATCTGGGCAGGTGTTCATGTTCTCCCCTTATGGCCTTCACGGTATTTTCTCTGGCGATACTCACGGCACCATAAAATTTCTACTTCTGCATCTCTGGCGTAATCAAAAATATATTGGTTTAAACCACGCTTTATTATTTCTGGCTTCTTATGGAAAATCATTGGGTAGAAACCTGCATCTACCTGCCTAGCAATCCACAATCTTTTATAACAAGCTGGAACACTCACTTCCCACCTCCCAGTAATTCCTTTATGCGCTGTAGTGATTCTGTAGCCTTGTGGTGTTTGTTCTGCCACTCTTCACTTTTAGCCTGAAAGTTTTCAGCACACCATAAAGCATTATCCAAAGCACCCAACGCTTCGAGAAACGGCTGTAAGAGTAGGGATGCTCCTGCTGTGAAAGCATCTACTTTACCTTGCTCTATCCGCTTAATTTCAGCACTATCCCGCCAAGACGGATATGGGCGGCCATGCTTCTCCGCCTCCCGCTGAATGAGGGATTCTAGTTGTGAGGAGGTCATGGCTTAGCCTCTTTATTTAATTTCCAATCATCTCTTTCAGCAAGCAACTCACCGTCCACAGAGTAATAAACAACTACACATCTATAAGGATCGTCTGGCAATCCCTTACCCCTACTCTCTTCGGCTTCGATAACTTGAATTAATTTAGCCATTCCCCACTCCCCTTTTGTAAGCGTCTAGTGCTCTCTCTGCTAAAAGCCTTCTAGCTAACCATTCGCTTTTATCGTGTTTTGTATTTAAAATTTGCTTAAGCGCCTCCGCCATCTGCTTGGCCAGGGCTTCGAGTGCTTTGATACGTTCGTTTGCTTTATCGTTATCTGCTATAGATTCTTCCAGATTTCTCTCACAGTCAGCCAGGTTACCATCTGCTATTTCTAATTGCTTAGTTAAGTATTCGACATCAGCAGGAAGGGGCGGGGCTTGCTTATAGAGAACATTCACCGGGCATAAGTGAAGGCTTCCTTCATATGCCAAGCCGCATTTCGCACACAAATTCATTTCCATACTCTCTCCTAGCGCCGCTTTGGGGCGGTTAATTTCCACTTAATTAATCTATCTCGATCTATGCGCTCAAGATAATCTATCCATTTTTTTCTTTCGCTTTCTGTAAGCGTTCCATAATTCCGAAATTGTCCACCCCAATAAAAATGGTAGTAATTCACGCATCACACTCCCTTCGCGCTGGCTGCGAGCGCTTCTTTGGTTCTGTAATATTCTGCTTTTATAATTGCTATGCATATTTGATTTGTTGAACATCATTCTTCGTTAGCCAAATTAACAAGGAAATTGCATATTTCTTGATCTGGACGAATCATGATTCCTGATGGCTCAGCTTTGGCTTTTTTCTCTGGCAGATATTTTTTATAATTCATTTTAAAGCATCTCCTGCAATATCACATATTTCTACGAAGTGATCTGAAGCCTCTTTAACCTTCCATTCAAACGTGTGTATCTTCTCAAGCGCCGAGCGAAAATCAGCGATTGTTTCCTGGGCTTGGGCTAGCTCGGCGCGGAGTTGTTCTCTTTGTGCCATCAATTCATTGATTGTGCGCTCAGAAGTTTCTCTATTAGCATTTAACTGCCCGATCTGCTTCTGCTGGCTCATGCACTGAGCAAGGTGTAAATTCATCTCACCCTTAGTTCGTTCGATCTCCGGCATAAGCAGGTCGGAGCATACAATAAACCCGCAGCGCTCAGCCATTCGCCCTATCTTGTCGGCGTAAATCTCATCCATTTTATTATTTATTTCTTCTCTATTCATGGTTTTCTTCCTATCAGCCAATCAATGCTGGCACTAAATTTATCACAGATTTTAATAACCGTTTCTAGCGATGGAGTTCTCTGCTTATTAATAAGTTGTGAAAGAGCGGCTGGAGTTAATTCGCACCTAGCCGCCATTTCCCTTTGATTAAGAGCGCCTTGATTCATTAATCTCAGTAAATTATTAGAAATATTTTCCCTTAGATTATTCATTGCAGCTAATCTCCTTCACGCTCCAGCACGACTTACTCACCACCACCACCACCACAGGCTCACTCTTCTTTGCGCAGCCTGATAGGGCTAGGAGCAATATATAAGCTATGCCCATAATCAAAATCGCGTTAGCTGCGTGTTTCATTCCCCTATCCTTTCGTTAGTGATTGCGCCTTGGCTTGCTTCGTCCCAATAAGCACCTCGCATGGCATAGCTTCTCAGTTTACACAGCAGGAATGCGCTCCCGTTTTAACCAAGGCGCAAAAGTGTTTTAGTGAATCCGCGCTTGGTGTTAAAGAAATACCTTACGATATCTGCCAGCATTGCTGTTGTGGCACTCCAAGCGCGAAAGTGTTATGCCATCTCTGCGCCAATACGCTCGGCTTCTGCTAATTGTTCTTTGCTCCACATTTCCAAAGTTATTTTTGGAAGATCATCTTCTTCGGCGTTGTTTTGTAAATCCGTAGCAAGCCTTGCAAAATCTTCTGGCGTAACAGGGTAAATAGTTGCGCTATTGCCCTCAACTGCGTCATGCCAAATTAGTGTCATAGTTTTCTTTTCCATCTTCTCTCTCCTTTGTTGCCGCTTGCGCGTGTTATTTCTTATTATTCTCCAACCACACAACACACTTAGGATACAAATAACCGAATATTGGTTGAGGTATCCAACTGTGCCTTGCTATAAATTGCGTAAACCAAACCATTAATTTAAATTTCATAACATCTCCTTCTCGCCGTAGCGGTTGTTAAATTCCTCTGTAGCCTAGTAATCTATCTTTACGGTAAGCGCTGATATTCACGGAGTTCGACTGATTCCCGCCCAAGCAATAGATAAAATTATTATCCTCGCTATGGTAGAAAGCCACATGGCCTCCGCCTTTGCGAGTGAATACAACCACGCATCCCTTAACTGGCGTTTTTAATTCATTACCCCATTTAGAGAATGATCTAGCGGCAGCAGAGTTAGTTCCGTTTACCCCCACTTGTTTCATCACCCAATTAACGAAAGATGCACACCAGGGAGTTTCATCATCGGTAGCCCTTAGACTTGTGCAAGCGTGGTATTCTACAATTTTTTTATTGTGCTGCTTGCCTGTAAGTTCTTGTATTCCCATTTGGCTCTTAGCCTTCTCATAAAACTTCTCGTAACTATCCATAGGTATCTCCTTTGTAAACGTAAGTGCGTTTGTGTTTTTTCTGATTGCTGCGATTCTGTGTGCTTTGCGAAAAGGTGCCCAATATCTGGCAAGCCCAAACCAATTTAGTTTAGGATTACCCTTTTTGTCGTAAAGTAATTTGCCGCTTAAGTCTCTTGAATGCTCTGAGCGGCTAAATATTTTATCTTTCACAAGCCAGTGATTCGCAATACTGAGCATCACCCTGATATTTGTGTATGGATCGAATAGCTCATCAATGGATTTAATTTTATTGCCATACCTGCGGCTGTTAGATGATTCAACGCTCACCTGGAAAAGCCCTGCGCTGATTACATTAGCGCCTTCAGCATCTTTAAACCCTTCCTTGTAAGTCTCCATTGGATCAAACCCACTCTCAAACCTTGCAAGGCTACTAAATAACATCACAAAGAACTCGCGCCTTTGCGCATCACTCAATTCGTTATAGCCCTTGTAGTATAAATCCCCATCGCTCAGCTTAACCTTAAGCATTGATGCGGGGATATTATCGTAAAGGTATTTGCTCCAGGCTTCGTTTTTCCAGTCAGAAATAATCGGCTTCATATTAATCTATCTCCCTGCGTTTTTTGTAAGCATCTTTAAATTTAGAACTAAATCTGTCGCCATATTCACATTTTTTAGTCTTTATAGCTTTTAATGGATTCCATCCAAGATTTAATCTATCTAATGTTCTTCTATAATCAGCGCCAAATTTCTCGCAAGCCTCGCTCAATGTCATCTTAACTCCATCTATGTTTATATTTTTATTTGAACGCCTATTTCTTCCTTGCTGAATTTCAGTCACCCATCGGCAGTTATTTTTTGTATAATTACCTTCGTTGTCTATCCTATCTAATTCATGCCTATTAGTTGGTGGATCGCCCATATCTGCGTAAAAATCCTCAAATTTTTTCCACTCCTTTTGGACTTTTATCCCCCTTGCCCCATAATACTTATATCCAGATGCACTAGGAATATTGCAGCGTGACTTCATTCCGCTCCATATTCTGTAAACTCTACTCGATCTCATCCCATGTATTCTGTTATTAAAATAACGTTTTTCTATGCATAAACACCCACACGACTTAGTATTTCCTGAGATTAAAGAAGAAACTAAAACTTTCTTGATTGAACCACATTCGCATTTGCACTTTGCGTATTTTTTCCCAACAATTTTTTTATATAATTTAATAACGGTTAGCCGTGTGAATTTATCACCTGTATTTATTACCCTTTTAAATCTTCTCATCTCTTCTCCCACTTCCTCTTAGACATACGGATGTAAATCTCCCCAGCAATCCCCAAGATCAGCAGCGCCGCTAGGATTGGTAGCTTTTTCATTTTTTAACCCCGTTAATAATTTCTCTGGCAATTTCTCTAGCCAAATTAAGAATAGAAGCCCTTCCCTCGCCGCTAAGTCGATTATCGTCTAGCATTAAAAGCAGTTCGCAAACCCTGAGCGGATCTTTTTTTTCTGTGCTCAAATTACCTGATTCACTCATAACGCCTCCTGAAATAATGTTCTTTGCGGTAAATTGGCGGCCGCTAAAGGATTAAACCAAAGGCTTTCTGTCCGATCACCAGCGCCATCAGCAAGCGCCTTGCGATCTATGCGGTGCCAATCGAGAGAGGAATATAAATCACTCTGATAACCTGAAAGCATCACCATTCCTTTTACGGATTTAAGTGCGGTAAGTAACTCCACATGATCAGAATCGGTTAACTCATGCCGATAGGCTTTAGTGCGTTTCCTGGTATCAGTTACATAAGGCGGATCCACATAAAATAAAGTTTCGGGGGAATCGAATTTCTCTATTGCGTTAAGTGCTGGCGTGTTTTCAATCACAACGCCATCAAGACGCTCGATAAATGCGGGAATGGCATCACGGTAATTTACCCAATCATGCGCTGGGGTAGTGCCCGAGCGGTTTGAGTTTGATCTAAAGCCAGTATTTCTGCTTGGCTCGCATACACTATCAGCGCCGAACCCCATAAAAGAGCGAATGATTGTGCGCCTGGCGTTTTCTACAGAGCTTGTATCATGATCGGCAGATGATAGATCAAATTCAGAACGCGCAAATGGAGTAAGAGCTAGTGCATTCTTTAGAATATTTGCAGTTACTTTGTTTCTTAAAACGCGGAACACATTTACAATTCGATCATCTAAATCATTATAAACCTCGGCATAACTGCGCGGCTTTTGCATAAGCACTGATGCAGCTCCAGCGTATGGCTCTACATAAACACGATGCTTTGGCATGTGGGAGATAATCCACGGCGCAAGCAGGAATTTACCGCCGAAATATCTAAGCACTGGCCTATCCACCCCCCACCTCATTGCTTGTGGGATTTTGCAGGACTTCGCGCACGCGCATAATAAATGAACCATCATACTTACGTGATTGCGTTTTCGCCGATTCCTCACTTGTAAAAATCTCAGGAACCAAACGATTTCCATACATAATCCAAAACTCCCGCGCCACGGGCTTCTGCTTGGGCTTGAGTTTTCTACATTGCTTGGGGTGGAATGTTTTTTCAGCATAAATAGCGTTATCCATTTTAACCTTAACTGCTTGGCCCGTAGGCGAAACATGTGTAACAACGCCACGGCTCCCATTTGTACAAAGATATTCGGCATAAACTTTTACCCGATCACCTGATTTAAATTTCATAGCGTGATCCTCCTAACTTCATACTTACGCTCATCGCTGTAATCATCGACTTGAATAATCACCATGCCAGTGAGTTTAACTAAGGCATCGATGATAAAATTTTTATGCTTTTCTGGCACATCTTCAAAATCCACAATGCGCTCATTTCTATCTAATTCCATTTTCTCTCCTTAAGTTTCATTAACCAATTCCATAAGCTCATGTTTATAACAGCGCTGATTTCCAAGCTTGGCAGGGATGGATGCAAAATAAACTCGGCATGTGGTTTTATAAACGTCTATGATCTCGCCGATTTTATCGCGCTCTTTAAGCCACTTCTGAGGATTAGCCTCTGTGGTTTTGCGCTTGTTGATAACTATTCTTACTTTATCTCCGATCTTAAATGTTTCATTCATGCTATTCATTTACCGCACTCCGACTAATTATAAAACATTTGAATGGTTAACTATTTTTAACACCCTTGAGCTTATTAATTATCTCCCTAGAATACTTGTCTGAAACCTTCTCATTCTCAATAACGTATTCCGTGGGGATCATTGGATAGTTATGGTTCTCCTTCTTAGCATTCCAAAGGAAATCAAACTCTTCAGGTTTGAGGTTCTGTGCTTTTAACCAATCAAACTCTTCTTGGGTAAAGGTAACTGCATCCATGTGAAAGGGGGCGGGGAACTTCCCTATCTTGAATTGCTTACCTGACTTACTTTTATAAATCTTACTCATCATTAAATCCTTCAATTATAAAAAAAAGACAAAAGAAAGCCCTACCTCTCTCACTACTACTAGGAGGTTCCCCTGCTTTGTATTTAATTATATCTATCCAGTGTTACGCTAATGCCACTACTAAAGCACCTACATGGAATCACATGCTTACTCTTCTCGAGACGTACTGTAGACAGTCAACCACATGAAGCTGTCTTAGACCAATCCCCATCCTAGGAAGGATCCTACCTAACACTTAAATAAACCTTCTTAAAATTATCACATGGAGGAAGTGGATCCGCTTGTTAACGTGAGGCTTCTTAGGAAGTGGTTACACGTCTCTCTCCAGCGGTTACGACTATTCCATGTTGTGTGCTGCATGTTTCCATTGGCACCCTTTGGCTTATAAAGCACTTAGCCATGAGTTTTAAAAGGTTAAGGCTAATCCCTTTTAGGTATTTAAAACGATAGGTCTATGCGCCAATCTGTCTATTTTTACCTACATGCGATTTTGAGATTGATTTTCAGTTTCGGATATGAAACCTTAAGAACAATCTTTTCTTTCGCAGGTTAAGAGTAAAACGACTCAGCTCAGAAGTAAAACTCTAAGCTGGGTTTTTTTACGCCTTTTTTTAGTTCGGCTGTATTCTCTTACATAGCTCATCGTATTGTTTTTGATTGAGCTTCTTAGAGGAATCTACTCCGTAGCTGAGAACCATTTCCTTAACGTCTGCGTCAGATAATCCCGACTGCTTTACTATAGCAAAAAGCCTCTTAAGCTGAGGTTCAGTTACAAGCCTTGATTCCTTACCGCTTACACCTTCGTATCTGTTATCGGAATTATTTGTTTGTGGGCCATTTGTGGAAGGCTGGGCGGTATTCTGTTTATCCTTTACAGCCTGATTCTTTGGCCTATCAGTATCCTCTTCAGTAACAATCCCTAAGATAGCGCATAGTGCATAGCGTCTATAATAGGTAATTGACGCGCCATCGTCTTGAGGATCGTTTGTCGGCGGCATAAGGAAAAAACTCTCTAACTCATCGCCGCTCTCAATATGGAATAACTTTGTTACAATACATTGCTTGCCTTCTACTATTTCCCCAGAATCATTTATTACTAATCCATTCTTATGAAGAATAGGCATACAGGCTTTTACAATATCAGCCAGATCCGCATATTTATAGCTATACGACCCGCCGCTTTTAGTTGGTACATTTGCTGTTTTGTTTTTTGGAATTATTGGAAATTCCTTCTGGGCGTTCATTAATGCTGTATAAAGTGCTTTCATTTTTCATTCCTCTTTTTAATTTGCTCAGCAATCCCTTGCGCGTGTTTAGTAACTACCTCGATCCAGTCGGTAGCTTGTTGCGGAGTAATCCCGTTCTTCTTCATGTGCTCGAATTTACAAACCTCACAGCCCACAACCGAGTCAAAATTCTTCCAGTAAATTAAATTCTGCTGAGAATCGCAAAATGGGCATTTATCTATTCTCACTTATTCTCCATCCAATATTTTAAGAGTGATTCCAGGAGCACTGGCCATTTGATCTTATCGGCCTTACGCTTCTTGTTTGCTTTAAGGAATATCTCTCGGTCGATATTACTGCTTAACTGTGCTTTCTGTTTTTTCTTCGGGATTACTATGCTCATCCATTAACTCCTTAAGTTTAGTTTCTAAGTGTTTAACAATAATATCCGCACCAAATCCGCGCTCTCCGCCGATATTTACACTCTCTTTTAAAGCATCTCGAGAAGCCATGGCGTAGCCTAGTTGTATGGCTGCCTTTTTTACCTCTTCAAAGTTCTTCATTCTCTTCCTCTACTTCCTCAAAATGTGCGCGGCTCTCACCGCAGCAACCGATTTCATCACCGCTTTTTTCATCCCCACAATACGGGCAGATTAGTTTTTTCATTTTATAAAATCCTCCGGAACTTCTATTACATTAATAATTTCCATACCACTTTTTATTAGTATGTGAGCAAACTCACCACAATCGGAAATCACCAGGCAGGTATCATCATCGATAGGTAGGTAATCCGCCTCATGTGCCATCGCCGCCGTATCGGATTTTTCTTTTGGATCTGTATTTAACTGAGCGAGCATGTATCTGTAGTTTAGGGTTTTCCACATTATGATTTTGGCGTTCATTTTTTACTCCTCTTAATCGCTTAAAAATGCCACTAGTTCTTTAATTGTATTGGCGTGAAAGGCAACAACTTCTTCGCCGTTGTATTGAATTAAAATAGGTAGAGCCATTGCGTTTTGCCCCTCAGAGCCAGTGCGGTAAACTTTCACCGATCTGTGAGAGGAGAACTTAGAGAAAAATGTATGATTTCCGCGATTGTCTTTTGTTAATTCGCTAACCGCGCTTAATTTCTGTATTACATTCGTGAATTTCATTCTTGGCTCCGTTTCTTATATATCTATTATATAAAAGAACTAGTGAAAACGCTAGTAAATAGTGGTTAATAAACATTAATAATTGAGGCTGCCCAGGATGCGATATGGGGCGTTATTTTTAGGGGTATAGGGTAGCTATTGAATCGATTCTATGCCCGATTCTGAGGTATCCTTAAAAGTGTTTAGAAGATCGACTACATTCATAGGCTTAATCCAGCTTATAAGCAATACAGCGCACTCTTGCTCGCCGCTTACCTTCTCCGCCGACACATTGAAAAACGCCTTATCATCCAATCCAAGGTATTCGGCTAGCTGATCATGCAGGGCTTTTAATCTATTTGAGGCATCGAGTTTTTTAGGTCTCCCGTCCTTAGTCCAGATTCTCTCGTGCTTTAAAACTATATAGGCATCGACCTTTAAAACATGGTCGGGGTATTCCTGCGCCAACTCCCAAAATATTTGCTTATACTGCTTATTAGCCATTCCCCAAAAAGCACACGCCCTCTTGTAGTTTTTTAACTCCTGCGTGGCCACTCTTCCAACCCTTGGAACATTTCGATAAATTTGATTTTCACTTGGCGGCAAAGGATAATTTTGGATCATTAGGCTCTTCATATAGGAATTTAATCACATGGTTCAGTGTTGCGCTTGTAGAAAATTCTCTGAAAGGTTGGATCGTTGCCACGTAAAAACCAGAGCTTCAGGCGCGGGATGGGAAGATTTTGAATTTATAATGATGTGCCGATCCTGCCATATTAAGCAAGGGCATCTTAACTGGAAACGCTTCTTACAATTATATCCACACCTCACTGACATTTTAAAGCAAAAAGGTTGGGCTTTAACTGAGGAATTTGGAATCTCTAAGATGCGGCGAATAGTGTAGAATATATGGATGAAGGACGAGGAGAGCCTTTGCGGCCAGACTAAGGCAGACCTAAATAAGAAACGCGCTAGGCGTAGGCGCAAACACATATCTAAAAAAATCCGCGTTGCCAAATAAAATTTAATAACGCAGCATTATATAATGGCAAAGGGACTTGCTAACGATATATTCCAGAACTTTATGGAAGTGCGCAGGGATCTAGGTAGACAACCCAACCGAAACGAATATCTATCTCACCCAAAAACTAAATACACCCGCAAAGATATAGAGCTAGCCTTTAACTCCTGGACGGAATTTACAATGGCTGTAAGTCGATCCGTGAATGAGGAAGTTATAGAACCAGAACCCTTAAGCGTTTTATTTATCGACATAGAAACTTCTCCACTCCTCTCCTACGTTTGGGGTTTGTGGGATCAGAACGTGGGATTAAATCAGATAAAAGATGAGTGGTTTGTTTTATCCTGGGCCGCAAAGTGGATGGGCCAAAAAGAAGTTATCTACCAGGATCAGAGGAATGCAAAAAGAATCGAAGATGATAAGGAGCTCCTGCGCGGAGTTTGGGAATTATTAAACAAAGCTGATGTCATCATAGGTCACAATGTAAAAAGATTCGATTCTAAGAAACTAAATGCGAGATTTATCCTTAATGGCTTTCAGCCCCCATCCTCCTATCGACAGATCGACACTCTAGAGATAGCTAAAAAGCACTTTCAGTTCACCTCTAATAAGCTCGAATACATTTCCGGTAAACTCTGTCCTGATAAGAAGAAATACAAGCACGAGAAGTTCCAGGGTTTTGAACTCTGGAGCGAATGCTTAAAGGGAAATAAACAGGCATGGGAAGAGATGGAGAAATATAACCGCCAGGATATTATCGCACTCGAAGCTGTTTACGATAAATTAATTCCTTGGGGTGGGAATGTTAATTTTGCCACTTATAATAACTCCCTAGATACCTATTGTAAGTGTGGCGGAAGATACGCTGCAAACGGATTCCTGCACTCTAACACCGGAAGGTTTCAAAGATACCGATGTAATATGTGCGGCAATGAGATGAGAGGCAGAGAGAACCTCTTAACAACCTCTAAGAAGAAATCGATCAGGCATTATACTAGGTAAATGGTGCAGAGTGCGCGGCTCGAACGCGCTCCCACTAGGTGAATGAAAAAACCTAACGTGATCTAACCGTGTTAATCAAACTCTGCTAAAACTTCTTATAAACTTTATCGTAAGCTCGCTTCGCTTTTTTTTGAACTACATTAGCTCCTGCGATGGCCTCTTTTACAATCTCTTTTTGTTCTTTGGTACACCTATTAGAATCAGCGCAGAGCTTCTCTAAGGCGTTTTTAAGATGCATGAAACCCATTCCAGGCTCCTGAGTAGCAGAACAAATCTGCCCTACTCTTAACTTATCCCACTGAAATTTATCTAAGGAAAATTCTCTATTTGACACGGTGTAGAAACACTCGGCGCCAAACTTACCCGCATCAGCACACCAAGGA